TACGGGACGAGCCTACCTCGTCCGACGCTGAAAAGCTGCGGCATGCGGACAACGTTTTTGATGGTGCTCAACGCGATGCCGCAAACGAGCGACGAAAACAGGGTCGCATTTAACCAGGACTTGGCAGAGCATCCAGATGTCGAGCAGATGCTGAGAATCGATATGAGTACGGTTGATACGAGGGAAGCGAATGATTTGCGGGACGGATTGTGGCAACATGAGGGACCTCTCCCTAGTTGTGGCTCAAACGGCGGGGTGTAGTGGGCCCCTGGCATCCGTGCGAGTAGTGCCGGGACGGGGTTCTTTTCCTTGTCCGGGACTTAGGCCCCGCTCCCGGTTTCGCCCTTCTCTTGTATCATAGCGAATTTCAGGGCGTGTGTGTGGACGGATAATCGGTCAGGTCGTTAGAATACGTAGTTATCGGATCGAGATAGTTTTCCACCACGTCGATCAGCTTCTCGCGGGCGAGGTTCGGGTCGGTCGGCAGGTTCTCGACGAGGGTCTGGCCCGTCATCTCGATGGTGCGTTTGATCAGGGGACGCAGATCCTCGTGCGGCAACCAGCCCATCAGATCGAGCAGCAGGTTCTGGGCATGTTCGTCCATCATCGACCGTCGTCTCGCTCCAGGAGTTTTTGAATGGCGATCAGCCGCTCGTCGATGCGGCCCAGGCCGACCTCGAGCGATTGGATCTTCTGGATGTTCCTTTCGATGCACTCGTGCTGTTTCTCGTTGGCGGCCTGGTTGGCGGCGATCCCCGACTGCATCACCGCCTTGGTCCCACCGGCGCCGAAGACGGCGCCGACGATCGGCAGGGTCACGCCGATCGCCCACTGCCATTTGCGGCCGTTGCCGTTATTGCTCGCTTCCTGTTTGGCCATGTCTCATCCTCATCAAAGTCTCACTCGCTAATCGGCCGTCCAGGTCGCGGCCGCCGAGCTGGAGGCCGCCGTCGTGATGCTGACCGCAATACCGGCCTTGAACACGATCGTCACCCGCCAGTTGGCCCCATCGTCGACGACCAACGAGCCGTTGACGGCGGCGTAATCGCTGCCCAGGGCGGCGGGCGGCGACACGGTCACTTTGTTGGTCCCGTTGTCACTGTCCTCATAGATCTCGACGAACCCGGCCGACGCAGCGCCGTTGCGGACCTCCAGACCGTCGGTCGCGACGTGGACGATATCCTTCCAGGTGCCCGGCGTGCCGGCCGAGGTACAGACCATGCCGCGGGGGTAACCGGTCTCGCCGACGCCGGCGATGAACCAGTCGCCGGTCTTGTGCGTGCCGGTTGCCGGGGCGGCGGCCAGTGTGTAGTGCAGTTGGATGCGCGCGCCACTGATATACTGAGGCCAGTGGACATTGTCGGTGCTGTAAAGGTTGCCGAAAATTTTGCGCGTACCGGTGGTCAAGTCGTGGATCAGGCCGTTGGTGACGCTCGAACCGGCACCGGAGATGATGGAGCCGGTAACGCTGTTGATCTCAGTGAGGTAGCAGTTGGCACCCAGTTTGACGAACGAATCGGCGGTATTGCCGCCGCCGAGATAACCGTAGAGATTGTGGATGCAGTTGCCGTTGTGGTTGGCGTGGACCTCCAGGTACGGACCTACAGATCCGCCCTCGAAATGCAGGCCCATGAACCGATTGTAGTGCCCGTCCACGGTCAAGGCGGCGGCGCTGGACGAAGCGCAGCCTGAGAACAGCAGCGTATCGAGCAGACTGCCGTTGCCGTCCAAGTAGAACCCCTCCTTGGTAGCCGTCCAGAACTCCAGGTTGCGAAAGACGCCGGCGTTGGCATTGACCTGGAGCAGAATACCGGTGACGTTGCGAAAGAACACGTTCTCCATCCGGGCCACGGCGCCGAACTGTGTGCCGCCGTAGCCAAGGTATACGAGCGCCGTGGAGATCGTGTTGCTGTTGCCGTCGAACCCGATGTTCTCCAGGATGATGTTGGCCGCACTGGTATCGTCGGTTATCAACGCAACCGTCTGGCCGGCGACCTGCTTGATGTACGTATGCCCGATATCCGAGCCGCGCAGTTTACAGCCGGCCGGCAGGACGAGCTGGGTCGCCATATACGTACCGGGGCCAAAGGTCACCACGCCGTCGGTGCCGGCCGCGTCGATCGCGTTCTGGATGGCAGTCGTATCGTCGGTCGACCCGTCGCCCTGGGCGCCGTAGATCTTGACGTTGTATTCGGGATGCTGGGCGTTGAGCCAGGCGATCAGCATCGAGCCCCAAGTGTTCGCCTGCGCCTCGTCGCCGGGCGTGGGCAGATCGATCGTGTCGGCTAGAGCCGGGGCGCAAACGAATAGGGCCATCAGTAGCATTATCAGTGCGCGTTTCATGGTTCGGTCCTTTCTCGGATCACGTGCCCCGTGACACGTGCCCCGGCATTTATCCTGTCTTGGTCAGTTCGAAATCCACGTCGAAGCTTTGACCGTCGGTCGGGGCGACCGGCGAGCCGGCGTTCAGATCGCCCGAGGCGATCAGCGGGCCGGTCGTGCCGGTCAGGGTGGTCGTCAGAACGGCCTTGTAACCATTGGGCCAGTTGCCGCCGGAGGCGGTGAACGTCACGGCGCTGCTGGAGATCTTGCGGTCGTTGGTCCCGGTGCCCGCTTCGGTCCAGTTGCCGGAATTGCAGACGATCGGCTGGCGGGCATAGCCGGGGGCCTCGCCGCTGGTCAGTTCCGTCAGGTCCGCCATCGCGGCGTTCTCAGCGATTGTGGTGTCCTTGACAATCGCGACGTAGAGGTTGGTCGGCAGGCTTTCGGTCTGCCGGTAGATCACATTGAGTTCCCAACGCAGTCCTTCTGTATGGAATTCCATGGCTATCCTCCCTAGCTCGGCGCCGTCGCGTTGACGGTCGCGGCGTTGCCTTCGCTGGCCTCGATCGTGTAGACCTGCCCGCTGTCGCTGTCCGGGGTCGCGGCCGTATAGACGCGGCTCGGCGTGCCCAGGACGGTGTAGCCGGCCTTGAACGTGTCCTCGACGACGGTCAGGCGGACCGTCTCGTCGGTGCTGGAGCCGTAGTCGATCTCCTCGACGCGGACGACCATACTGGCGATCGCCACGTCCGGATCGGTATAGTTCAGGCGGAAGCGACTGCCGCGATGGAACCCGCTGCAGACGCGTTTGCATTTGAGTTCCAGGCCCCACGGGCGGGCGGTCTCGGCGCAGCCCTTGCGCGTGACGATGGCCTGGGCCAGTTCGTCGTCGTGGATCATGCGGTAGTCGTAGACGGTGGGCGCCACGCGGCCGCCCTGGCGGGCGCTGACCGTCTCGTCGTGAAAGAAAGTCGTCGCGGCGTTGTTCGGATGCAGCCGGTCGGAATAATTGATCGTGTGCAGGGCCGAAATGTCCCGCCAGTTGGGCTGGGCCATCCGCGTGACCTGCACCTCGTCCTCAGTGATCACCGCCAGGTCGTCGACGTCGTAGTCGTCGCGCAGGGCCATGATCTCGATCTTCCCCGTGAAGGGATCGTCGTAGATGACCAGATCCGCCACCTCCTCGAGCTGGCGGATGAAACTCTTGAGGTTGCCCGGCTCCGGCTTATACAGGGCCGAGATGCCAAACCCCTCGGCGTACATCGCATCGGCGACGGCCTCCCAACTGGTGCCCAGATCGTCACCACGGTTCTCGCCCCACTCGTCATCCGTGAAGCACTCGCGCAGGACGTGGACGATGTTCAGGTCGTACGTATCGATCGCCGCCTTGGCGACATACCACCGCTCGGCGCCGTCGGCGCCCTCGATCAGGACGCGCTTGACAACGGCGCCGAGGATCTGCGGGTACGGCTGACAGCCCCAGTTGATCTGCCGGCCGACCACGGCGGCCAGCCCGCGAAAGGCCGGGACGTTGGCGCCGATCTGGGCGGCCAGATAACTGTTCTGCGCCTGGGTCGCGGTGCCGAGCAGCAGATCGGCGTCGCCCAGCAGCGAGCCGGTGCCGCCGTTGTACGGACTGCCAAAGAGGTTGGTGGCGGCGAACTCCAGGCTGGTCAGGCCGTCGGCGGCGAAGGCGGTCTCATCGTCCGGCGTCGGCCACGCGCACTTGCCGCCACCGGCGTCGCCGTACCAGAACTGCTTGAACCCGTCGATCGGGCCGCGGCAATAGACGAACAGGACGCCCGCGTAGTAGTAGCGGTACACCACGACGTCACTGCGTTTCTTGCGAAAGACCTTCGGATCGCCGGTCCAGCAGCAGTCGTAGCTGGGCTTCAAAACCGTGCCGAACAGAATCGAATAGCAGATGCCGTTCTCGGCGGTCGGAAAGCGAGACCGGTCCAGAGGATCACTGCCTTGCTTGGGCGTTTTGTTGCCGAGGAGACGATGGATGCCGTAGGAAATGGCGGCGGCGACGGCGATATTGCCGGCCCACGACAACACCCACGCCGCCGCGTAGGCGATCTCATAAACGAAGGCCAGCGGCATCTCGGGCAGCGTCATAGCACCCCCTGGGTATGGATATTGACCTCGCGATGCGGCTGGCCGCGGAAGTTGTCGCCGTTGCTGTAGTGCGTGACGCAGTCGCCCTCCCATACCTGATCGCAGCCGGGCGTCACGGCGATCGACGCGCCGACGGCCAGGGTCGACAGCGCCGTGCTGATCTCGACGGTCGAGCCGCTGTGGGCGAGGATCTTGCGGGATCGGCCGCCGCAGGTCAGGGTTCCGTTCGTCCAGTAGCCGTCCGCCTGACCCGACAGGAACGTCGCCGTTACGGTCGTCCCGTCGACGGCGGACACCACGCCGCTCGCGCGGTAGCTGTCCAGGTCGACCCCGCACAAGGGTGAGCCGAGATAGGTCTGGCAGTTCTTGCCGGTCCGCTGCGCCGAGCCGGCCAGGCCCAGGTCGCTGCGCCAGGGCGTGGCGGTCAGCTCCGCCGCCCGGGCGCTGGGCAGTAATTTCAATTCGTGGCCGAACAGCCAGCCGCTGAACAGTTGGGCCGGCGTGTGGCCGCCGAAGATGCCGGACCCAAACGTACCGGCCTGCATGGTCTGATAGAAGAAACTGCGATCGACGTGCAGCCGGCGGATCGTCACCTTCGTCTGCGCCTCGGGCGGATCGTTCAGCAACTGCTGGACGATCGTCGCCGACAGCGGCAGGGTAATCGCCACCTGGCTGCGCCGGTCGTTGAGCGTCTGCTCGATCTTGCCGAACTGCAGGCCCGGCTGAGCGAGGTAGGTGTGGTCCAGCTTGATATCGTAGGGCGCCCGCGCGTAGTACCAGGCAAAACCGGTCGCGACGAAATCGACCAGCCAGATCGGCATGGCGTTCTCGACGGAGGCCTCACTGAAATAGTGGCTGCTCTGCGTCATCCGGCCAGCACCCCCATCCCGAACACGCCGTCGCCCTGGACCGCCAGCGGCGACCAGGTGCGGGCCCATTGGATCTGACAGGTCAGCTTATCCTGAAACAGCCAGCGCAGGGCCACGGTATCCGAGGCGTTGCGGCAGCGCTCGACCCAGCTCAGGGTCGACCCGGCCGCCAGGGCCGTCCCGAACGCACTGCTCAGCGTCAACCGCTCGACGCTGGTGCTGACCGTCGCGATACCGGTGACCTTCTTAACGACCGGCGTCCCGCCGATCTTCGCCGAGACGTAATAGCGCCAGCGGCCGCCGTCGTAGAGAACGGCGTCGTTGGCCGCGACATCGATTGTGGTCGCGTCGGACGCCGCCGGGGCGGCCAGCGTCAGGTCCGGCCGATGGGTCGGGACCAGGACCGATTTCTGGCGGCCCAGCCAGGCGTAGAGCCGTTGGCGCAGGGCATAGCAGTCCGCCCGGCTCTGGCAGACCCAGCCGTGCGGACGCGTGCCGGTCGGATACGTCTGGGGCGCGACGATCGCCAGGCGGCCGCAGTTGTTGTCGATCGGGATCACCTCAGGATCGATCTGCTGATCGAGTGAGCCGGTCAACTGGCCCGGGGCATGGACGATCTCGATATCGTCGATCTCGGCGTCGGGCGTGTGTGCGTCCACGAACCAGTTATCGACGACCTCGAAGGCCATCGACAGCGTCGCGGCGTTGAGACCGTGATAGCGCAACGGCGTCTTCGTCACGACGTAGCCGGTGCGGCACGGTACGATCCAGGGATTGGTGTAGCTGTTGGCCACGGTACTGACGGTCAGGGCCCCGGCGGCTACGGCCGAGACCGTCGCGATCTCACTGGCGACGGTGTCGCCGTCCCGCCGCCAGATCAGTACCCGCCCGGTGACGTGGTCGTTGGTCGCCAGAAACTCGGCGTTCGTGGTATCGATCGCGATCGAGGTGGCCCCGCTGCTCAGCACACCGCGATAGAGCATCCGCTGTCCCCACAATGGGATCGGCCAGAGGCCGTCCCGCTGATCGTAGAGCACCGCCCGGGCGGCGTTGATCTGATCGGTGTCGCGGAGCGTAAAGTAGTAGGCCAGCCGCTGACGCGGCAGGGCCGAGCCGACGGCGATCCGCTGGGGCGCGCCGCTGGCGCCGCGCAGGATCTGCGTGCCCCAGGTGAGGCTCTCATCGTGCGGGAAGTTCGGCGCTACCGGCAGCAGTCGCAGAGCCATCAGCCCACCCCCGCCATCGCATCGGCCAGGGCCCGCCGCCCGGCGGGGCTGGCCGCCCACTGGTTGAGCATCTCGTCGCGGTCGCGGGCGTCGATCAGTGTAATGTTCCGCGTCTCCTGCACCGCACCGATCAGCCGGCCGAGCAGACCGACGATGGCCGCGCCGTTGCGGTCGGAGGCCGACGCCTGGCTCTCGGTCAGTACCCGCTCGCGCGGCTTGAGCAGAGCCGGGACCTCGCCGCCGTTATGGAAGCGTGGTGCGTTGATAAACGCCGCCGCCGGGACGCGGCGGGTGCGGCCCCCGGAGCCGACCGTGCCGCCGTCGTGTAAGATACTGGCCAGGATCGAGCCGCCGGCGTTGAAGGTGCTGGTCATACCGCTGTTGATCAGGTTGCCCGTAAAATTCATCGCCGCCGACCGCACCGCCTGTTCGATCCCCTCCTCGAGACTGTTGACCCGCCAGAGCGCATCGTTCAGCGCCGAGCCCAGTCCCTCGCGGATCTCTTTGCCCGCCTGGGCGCCCATCTGCCCAAACGTCTTCATCTCCTCTTGTGCTTCGCGGAGATCGGCGGCCATGCCTTTTAGGAAGTTGTCGGAGGCCATGTCCAACTCGATCTCGAGCTTGTCCCGCTGCTGCTGATACCACTTGTTGAGCAGCGCCTTGTCTTCGACGTATGTCTTGTACTTGGCCAGCTCCTCATCGAGCAGATCGAGCCGGACGCCAAAAGTCTCCTCGTCCATCCGCGTCATGTCCGAGGCCATATTGCGGTACGCGTTCGCCCGATCGGCGGCGAGCCGCTTGGCCTCGTCGGCCAGGCGCTCCTCCTGTTCCTGCCGTTCCTTGAGCGAGTAGACCAGTGTTTTGTGGACCTTGTCGTAATCGATTTCGGCCGCCAGCGGGCCGAGCATCCCGCCCTTGGTCGGTGCGAGATCGGCGTAGAAGGACGCCTGCGCCCCGTAGCCGGGGATTGTCGCCTTGCTCTCGGCGTCGCGGCGGATCGTGCCCATGCCCGCTTCGCGCCGCTGCATGCGCTTACGGGCGGCGTCAATCTCGCGTTGCAGCAACGCGTGGTTCTGGGCCGGCTGCTGGTTGGCCGCCGAGAGGCCATACCGCTGGAGGTGGGCGGCCTTGATCTGCCGCTCGTAGCGCCGTAAGACATCGGACTTGAATTCCGCCGGTAAGGTCTGGAGGTCCGTGAAGGGGTCGCCTACTGTTGAGGCGGTCATCCGCAGTTTGTTCACCGCCCGAGTCAGCTTCTCCAGATTGCTGACCGTCTTGGTCGCGACGGGGAGGAAGTCCTCGCCCATTGATACCTTCAGGTCGCTCCAGGCCCCGGCCATTGCCTTGACCTTATTGGCGTAGGAGCCGCCGGTGCGGACCGCATCGCACTGGGCGTCGGCGGTGCTGCGGAACATGATGCTCATGCGGGCCATAACCTTCTCGGCATTGGTCATCTCCCGCTTCTGTTTGATGATGCCCTTGTTCAGGGCCTCCTGCTTCAGTTCCGTTTCGTTGATGATGATGCCGTATTTCGCCACCGCCCGATGCGAGCCGACCAGGGCGCTGGTGAGATCCCGCAGGACATCCTGATCGGCCGCGTTGTTGAAGCTGGCGACATCGATGGCCAGTTGCAGCAGGTTCTTGCTGAGCTTTTCTGATTCATCCCGAGCGTAGCCCAACGGCACGAACGTGTCCTGCAGCTCGGCCATGTACCGCTTGATCTCTTCGCGGCTGCGGCCGATCGCCCCGGCGTAGTCGTTGGCCCATTTGTTGGCCGCCTCGGCGTTGTGGCGAAAGACGGTGTCGAATTTCGATTGCGTCTCCTGGGCCTTCGACGCCTCACGGATCATCGAGCCCATCGCCCGGTTCAGACCGCGGACGCCGAGGTACGCACCGGCGAGGTTGATGATCCCTTTCTGCAGGGCCAGGCTCTGGCGCTGCATACTCCGCATCGATTGCGACGACTTCTTCGCGTTGCGATCGAACGCCTTCGAATCGAGGCTCAGGCGGGCGACGAGGTTCTGAATGATCGCCATCAGGCACTCCTCCCCACAATCGCCTCACGCAGGATGCCCGCCCGCAACTCGCGTTCGAGGATCTGCATGGTCTCGGCCTGGCTGCCGTAGGCCGCCGGCCGCATGAACGGCAGGGCCGCACTGTCTTTGTCCGCCCCGTGACCGAACTCGATCGCCGCCGGGATGTAGGTGGTCTTGCCGGTCCGCTCGCTCGGGTGAACGAACCCAGCGACGCCGATACTCTTTTTGCGGGCCGCGTCTTGGCTTTCACTGAGGATCTGGACGTGCAAGGTGTAGACGCCCGGCTTCTTCTCACGCGGTTCGCGGATCACGATGGCCCGGGCGATTTTCTGCATCATGCCACTGGAGGCCCGACCCCGCCCGGCGATGGCCCGGGCGTTGGCGCGGGCTTGGGCCTGCATCGGCCGCTGACCGGCCCGGACCGCCTTCTTGACGACGCGCTTCTGCACGCGGCGCGGCAGCGTCTGGAGGTTCTTCTCCAACTGCAACGCGCCCTGAATCTCGAAGGTCGATCCACTGGTTACCATGTCAGTCCTTCACACCGCAAAAGGCCTTCAGTTTCGCGGCGATCGCCGCCTCGCGGGCGGCGTCTTCGTCGGTCGGTTGTGTTTCGCTGTCGTCACTGTCTTTCTCCGGCGGCCGCGAGACCGAAACGTCCCAGGCGATCGGGGCGATCGTGCTGTAGATCTCCGCTTCGCGGATCTGCCGTTGGTTCATCTTCAGGACCGCCTGCATGATCTCTGGGTGGGGATAGCGGCAATGATGCGCTAGTCGCCACCAGAAGCATCCGAGGGGGTCCTCTCGGAGTTTTTTGCGAAATCCTCAGCGGCCTCTTTGGTATCGTGGTGCAGTTTCCGAGCCGCCTCGGCCAGCCGATTGAGCGCGTCGACGTTCTTGCGGCCGAGTTGCTCGACGTCCTCGACGGTGAAGATCCGCTCGTAGGTATCCGGATCGACGGCCGTCAGGACGATCCAGCGCAGCTTGATCCGCCAGATCTCACTGATCGAAAAGGTCCTCTCCGGCTCGGCCTCGTCGTCGGCCGCCTCATCGTCCGGCTCGGCCGCCGGCTCGGCGTCCGGCAGCGCCGGGGCGTCGCACGTGAAGTCCTCCGGCACGGCGGGGCCGTCGTCGTCCGGCTCGGGCGCCGCCGTCTTCCTGGCGGGGCGCCCCAACGTATCCATCCAGTCGATCAACTCGGCGTATTCCAGCGGCCCCATCGTCGCCAGGACCACGCACGCCCCTTCGCCCCATTCCGGCACCGGCACCTCGACGGTGTCGGCCGGCCGGGCGGCCAGGATCGCTTCTCGGTTCAATGCCTGCATGGCGACCTCCTATCAACTGTCAGGCGTGTGGGTCAGGGCGCCGGACCGCTTGAACGTCACGGAGAATTTAAAACGACTGTCCGCCGGACCGTGCGGCGTGCCGATCGATTCGATACTGGCGGTTACACTGCCATTGGCGCCGCCGGTGTTGTAAGCGACCGTCAGCGTGGCCGAGGTGTCCGCATCGTAGTCGGCCTTGAGGCGGGCATAGTTGCCCGTAGCGGACGGTTCGAACAACAACTCCAACGGCAACACGCCCGGGTTCTTGCCCGCACTGAACGACTCCATATCCTCGGTGGGCGAGTCGCACGCCAGGAACTCAAAGAAGTTGCGTGACTCGGTCCCATCGCCAATGTCGAGGATTCGCCCGACCGGGTAACCGTTGAAGGTCACGACCGAGCTGTGAACTTTTACCGGATCTTCCGGCATGGTTGTGCTCCTTTCCCCGGGCACAAAAAAACGGCGGTCGCTGGGAGGTTGGGCCCCCAACGGCCGCCGTTGTTTTTGCATCGTCCGCCCGTGACCCGTCGGTCAGAGGGGCGGTCTAGCCCGGATTGTTCATAGGTCTAGTTTGTGTTCCTATCGCGTGTAACTGAATTCGATATCGATCTGCTTGCCGTAGCGTGTCGCTTCTTCGTTCTCAGAGTAGTACGGACTGTCCCGCGTCACGGGCGACGAGACGCCCGTGATCGTCACCCCGCCGGTCGTGCCGGTATACGGTTGATTCGCCGGGAACAGGGCCGCCAGCACCGCCTCGCGCAGCGCGATGGCGACCGCCTGTGTCGTTGCCGACCAGCAGGTGATCTGCACCAGCTCGTCGCGCTCGCCGAGCAGGCCGTCGCAGGCCATATCCTCGGTGCCGCTGATCATCTGATAGACGATCGCCGGGAACGCACCGCCCTGCGGCACGGCGATCTCGGTGATCCGCGTGCCCACCAGCGCCGCGACCGCCGCGTCGCCCGCCAGAATGTTGTAGACCGCCTGTTCGAGCGACATCTACAGCACCTCCGTACAGGACAGGATCAGCCACTGGTTGCGCTCGTCGAGGTTGCGGACGCCGTTGATCGCGAAGATCCTCGCGCCGAACATGACGCGGTGGCTGGGCTCGACGTCGTCGCGATAATGCAGCCAGATCTCGCACGTCATCGTCGCACCGACCGCCTGGGCCGCCAGCCGCTCCCGAGACGCCAGCGTCCGGACCCGCGCTGTGACGGTCGCGTACGTCGCCCACGACGTCGAGGCCGAGGGCCCCGAACCCGTCCAGGTCGGCTGCTGCAGTTCGACTTGATGGCGTAGTTGTCCAGCGTTCATGGCTTTGCCTGGCTATAGGTCCCATAGGTCCTATAGGACCTATACCTTCGGTTAATCGACTCCGATGGCGATGATCTCGTAGGTCAGGGACGATGTCCCCGTGCCGTCGTGGGTCAGTTTCAGGTTCTTGTTGGTCGTGATGTCCAGGCCGGTGGCGTCGGGACCGGTCCACAGGAACTTGCCGCCCGGCGGGATCTCCAGAATGTCGCTGGTGTCGGCCAGGATACCGATATCGAGCGACGCGCCGCCGCCGACCTGCAGGGTCGCGTCGCTCGACTCGTTGTAGAGATATAGCAGCTTGAGCGTCTCGATCGTCAGGGCGCTGCCCAACGGATCGAGCAGCGAGCCGGAGGCGTAGAGGTCCAGCGTCTCGGTCGCATCGTCGGCCAGGGTCCGCTGATCGTGGAAGATCATATCCGCCTGGTTGGCGCCGCTGCCGCTGGTCAAAGAGATGTTGCGGTTCAGCGCCAGCTTGTCGGTCAGGGTCGAAAGGTCGGGCGAGCCGGTGAACGTCGCCGCGAAATTCAGCGTGACGCTCGTCGACAGCGCCGCCCAGACCAGAGAACTGCACAGGGTCACAGCCAACAGGGCCGCTACAATTTGTTTCCAACGTCGCATCGTCTTCTCCTTTTCTTTTCATAGGCCCTATTGGACCTATAGGGCCTATAAGCCTATACCGTAATGATTCTCTCATAGCCGAGCAGATCGACCACCGCCCGCGGCAGGCCGGGCGACTCGGGCTTGTCCATATCCAGCAGGCCATGGAACTTCTGGAAGACCAGCATCCGCACCGCGATCTTGACGTTCTCCGGCACCGCCGTCGCCACATCCCCGTAGCCGGCCTGATAGGTGACCGCGATCGCATTGATCTGACTGCGGGCCGACGGGAAACTCTCGCCATACGCCGGCGTGATGCGGCCGACGAAGCTGTCGCCGTCGACGTCGTACTCGCTGGCGTCCCAGGTCTGCTCGACGCCCGCCGTGTCGATGTACGTGATATGCGTCACCGAGACCAGCGGCGCCCATTTCGGCCGGATCACACCGTCCGCCGGCCAGGCGTCCAGCTTATCGACGCAGGCCTCGCTGAGGTACTTGCGGCCCTGATGGACCGAGCAGGCCGCCGTCGCCCAGTCGATCAGACCCTCGAGCCAGTTGTCCTTGTCGGTATTGAAATACCGCAGGTCCGCCTTGACCTCGTCGATTGTGACAATTCGTGTGTCTGCCATTGTTAGTCACCAGCCTTTGGCTGTACTAGAACACTACTACGCGATTGAAGGCATCAAGGCATCCCTCATCTATGACTTGGGTGCCGCCCTCCCCGTTTTCGGTTATCCAGTGCGACGTTGTCACTGAGTTCTGCCACAGCTTGCAATTGCGCAATACAAGCGTTGTCAACACGGGGGCGGTTCCCTCCAATGAGGCAAAATCATGCGCATTTAGTACGCACCCTTCAAAAATCACCACAACACCTTTATT